AAATTTATCTTTTCTTGTCCAGTGGCGTTCTGTTCCATTTTGGTAACTAGTTCTAGGTAGCACCGACATGATTCCAATGACATAACCATGTTCTTCGAAACTTTTGTTGAAGCCATTATGTGCTCCAACAGATATGCCATGCCCTGACATATTACCTTGAGGGGTAACGGAAACCGGTGATGATTCATAAGCTGATGTTGATGTTTGTAGTACTTCTGATATTGTGACTGGTTGTTTTCCTCCTGAGAGATACTCAGGCCTCTGTAAACGAGCGTCAGATGATCGGACACCGAAATGGCTTAAGATGGTTTCTATATACCTTGCGCCGCCTCTAGCTTGCCTTTCTAGCCATTCTTGGAGTCTTACGGATTTACGTAGATCTTCTATTGTGATTGACGCGTTTTCTATTGCTTCGATGTTTTCAATAGTCATTTCTTGGGTGCCTGCTCTGATATTCTTTGTATCTGTATTTAACTCCATTGCACCGCCTTGTAAAGGGTTTCCGCTATGATCTGTTCCGGTAGCGGGGTATCTATAAGTAATATCGTCGCCTTGAATTGACATTGGCATTAATATTGGGTTGCCACGTTGTGCCCATGGCAGAGCTGATGTAAAATAGTCTTTTTCCCAAGCTCTTTTTCTTACGTTTGTTAATACGTTCGTTTCTGATTCTGAGCTTCCGCCATCGCCTTTGCTGAATGCAATTTCCTCTTGTAAGTTTTGATCTCTGAAGTACTCATTATAGATCAGTTGATAGGCTCTGAGGGGTAGACTACTAAAGTCTTTTGTTCCTGTGTACGTCTCCGTTGGATCCATGATATCAATGTTCATGTAATCTGTTAGACGTTTTTTTGCAAAGGATGCTTTTGTTGATTCTTTGGCTTGTATAAATGGATGGACTGGTGCCTCTGTGCCATCTGTGCCGCCAGTAATGAATGATTCCCAATTGTCCCATACTAGACGATTGGGTACGAAAAAGTAATGTGTATATACATTGACTCTATGCATGATTGGAGCCAACATTGGTGCGAATCGCATGAACACCTCTGTGTTCACTTTGAACTTATCTCCAGGTACTATTTCGTCAACCATTATAGGGATTAAATCCCCCATGTTCATTGACATTTTTTTTTCGTGTGATAAGTTGAATTTTGATCTTTGTGTGCGCACTCCGGCGACTTTTGAGAATAGACTCATAACTTTCGTTTTTTACGGTTTGAAAATCTGATTTGTTTAGCGTTTCGCTCTTTGCGAACTTTTCTTTTATGTCCTTCTGGATCTAGTGGATCATTTTTAATTGCGTCATTCTCCATATCTTGAATAAACTCCGCGTAACGTTCTTGTCTGAGCTTTTTATTCCGTAACATTTCCTCGTCTGTGAAGATCTGTCTTTCAAGCGAACGATATAGCGGTTTTTCACGTTTCGACGCGTTTCTAAGTGTAATATCTGAATGTTCATGATGATGATAATAATTGTTGCTGACGTAGTTTGCGCCTAGTATAGGCTTTTTTGACATAAGCGTGAAGGGCTTTTGTTGACCTTCTAGTATTTCTTTGTCTTTCAATAGCATGTAGTTAGTCACATAGCGTATTGATTTTGGAGTTACATCGCCTACTTTGACAAACCCTTTTCCCCAGATTTCGGGTAGGGCTTGTATTGTACACTTTGGGAGGTTAAAAATAACCGCATGGTAATGAGCTCTATCAGTGGATGGGCCATACTCGCCGTTAAAAAAGTAGCGGGGTTTTGATCTGTAATCTTTCGTGATTTTGCGGTTCTTTTCGTGATGTTTCCGTAGGCGTTTATTGAATAATTGTACATCGCGCTTGCTTAATGTGGTTTTTACCCCTTCGGGAGTATCTACTTGTATTTCGTTTGATGGGCTATATGTTAGAGTGATGAAGACCCCCGATGTGGCGGTCTTCGCTTCCTCCTCTAGTCGGAAAGCCCATTCCTGACTACGTTTGATAAGGCACTCTATGCAGTGGTTGCATGCGACCACTCTGTCTTTAAGTATTGTTGGGCTAGTACACATATCTAAAGTCTGATTCCTCCTCTTGATTGTGTCCATCTTTTTGATCTACGGCGTGATCGTGATTTTGTGCTTTTTCTTCTCCTGAATGTTGTACGTGTTCCTCGCTTTCGTCTCATGATTTTGAATTTAAATGATAAATGAATGATTAAATGTAATTAAAAGGCGCCTTTATAGCCTGATTTGTCTTGATATTTTTTTCCAGAGGGTTTCTTGTTTTTCCAATCGCCCCAAAGACCTTTACCTTTGTCGGGCTCTGGTGTCCACCATTTTTTAGTGGTTTCTTTTGCGTTTACGGCATTTTTGATTAGTTCTTGGACATTTGTTCCCATTGCTTTTGCTAGTTCTGTGATTGAGCCGTAGCCTAAGCCTCCGATGAATTCGTTTAGTGCTCTAATTTTCCATGCTTCGTTTAGTTTAATACCATCTGCCGCTAGATCGTTGATGATTTGTTGATAAGCATTTTTTAGATTTTGGTAGGTGATTTGCGTGCCTTTGAGTGCATTTCCTAGACCGTAAGATGTTCGACGTACTTTTTCAGTTGCTATTTTTTCGTCTTGGTATCTGATGGATTGTTCTAGTTGCTTTGGAAGATACATATTTTTGATCTTCTGTGATGCTTGGGATAGATCCCTCGATATGATTCGTGAATTAGATTCGATGATTCCTTGATCTATTGCCTCGCGTTGTTTTCTTTGGGTGTCTATGAATTCTCCTGTCCTTCTGATATCTTGATATGATTGGATTGCCGGAGCCATGTTTAAGTCCGGTGTAGGGATTCCATATTTCATATTAGGAGCTTGATATTTTGGAGATTCTTTTGCCTGTCCAGTTGCGGCGGCGACTCCTGTTCCATATACCATATTGGGATTAAGACCGGCGGCTTTAAGTCTTGCCATTTGTTGGGTTGGGGAGTTGTACATATTTTGTCGCTCCCATTGTTCGAGATCTTTTCCATAGGAATATTCTGCCATTTTGAAAGCGTGCTTTCTGGCTTTCTTGTTTTGAATTGCTGACGTGATTGAGCCCGCGATTCCCGATGCAACCTGTGATCCAGCTTGCATTCCGGCGATCGCTTTTGCTGTTCCTAATGAAGTTGCTACTGCTGGTGCCATAATTTGTATTATTTTAAGATTTTGAGTTAGTTAGTTTGTGCCTAAGTGGTGTCACTAGGCCAAAGGACATCAAGTAAGTCCTTTGGCCGCGGATACTCGCGGCATTTTGTATTATTGTTATATTCTTCGACAAGGTTCTTTCGATTTTATCTTTAAGGGAATAATGTATTTACTGTCGCGTGCGGAGCACTTGACGTTAGGCTCCGCAATGTGTAATACCACGACAGGTGTTTTATTCCTCTTTCGTTTCTGAAACTTCTTCCGCTTTCTGTGGCTCTGGCTTAGCTGACTCTCGCTTCGCTTTTGTTGCTTCTGCCAGTGCCTTAGCTTGCTTTTGTTGTTTCTTGGAAACTTCTTTTTGTATAGAAGCGTCTATCGCTTCTTTTTGATCGACGATGTCTGAACCGGCAAGCCGGTTAAAGTCTGGATCTTCGTGATCTGGATCCTCGTCGTATATTCCTTGTCTTTCGATGTTTTCTAAGAGCCCATTTTGGGCTCTTTGCATTAATTCGGGTATAGTGTAGGCTTCGCCGACGATTGTTAAAGATGGCTTTTTGCTATGCCAAAAGGCACTATCTTTTTTGTATTCGTAGTTAGCCGGTGTTTTAATTCTTCGCATTTCGATTTCTAGTTTATAGTGTAGGAACGTTGAAGTATGGCATTGGGCGAATAGCAGAAATATTGTTATATATCTGAACGTATAAATGATCTTCCGTTGTATCTGTAACGGCAAAGATTCTTGTGTCTGGATCTGATTGTACAAAGTCTTCATTTAATACGGGTACTTCATCAAATTGTCTGCCTAAATGCCAATAGTTTAATTGATCTCTGAAATCTCCATGAACTGAAGATTGTTTGTATTTATATTCCGCGTAGCGTGATTGATATCCGAAAACACCGTCTGGTTCTTGTCCGAATGTCTCTTTTATTTCGGAGTTGTTTACTTCTTGTTCTCCGAGCTGAGCAAATTCTGGCCAGTAGTAGTCGAATTTATCTTTTCTTGTCCAGTGGCGTTCTGTTCCATTTTGGTAACTAGTTCTAGGTAGCACCGACATGATTCCAAT